CGTTATCAGTCTCAATAACGAGGGAAAACTCAGTGATGCTCCCATCCGGATGACCAGACTTGAGGCAGCGCCGGTGAAAACGCAGGCCCCAGCTTACGCGAAAGTTTGCACTATTGTTTGCGGAGTAATTTCTCCCCCTTGCTCGCTAATCTCTACCTGCACTGGCTTGATTCGACGTGGGAGAAAAAGGCGTTCGGTAAACGTCCGCATGATGCTCATATCGTGCGATATGCCGACGATTTTGTGATTTTGTGCAGCAAGCGCCCGGAGTTTTATCTGGATCAGGCCAAGAAAGTCTTAGACCGACTTGGGTTGACGCTTAATGCCAAGAAAACGCGGATAGTTAATGCCATGAAAGAGCCGTTTGACTTTCTAGGTCACAGGTTCGCAGTTCAACCATCGAAAGTGACGGGCGAGTTGAAGACCTTTTACTATCCGACTCCCAAGGCTATGAAGTCTTATGGCTGGCTGTGCAGGGGCGGGGGTGATCACGGCGAGAGTAACGAAGAAAAATAGATGCGTAGTTCTGCTCACTTCATCATGTTAATCAGAGGATAAAAAAATATCAGCATGAGATAGTCTGATAAAGTCGTTTATATTAATAATTATTTTATATGTTATAGCTAATAATATTATTTTTAATAAATGAATGGGGCATTCTCATGAAAGCTGTTAATTTAAGCATGGTACATGGTTCTACTGTGCCAAAGCCATGTCAGAAAATTGTCAAACCGAGTCATGAAAATCCGGTATTCGTGGGGAATAATTCTCTAACAATGTCGGATAAATTGAGTTCTTTTAGAGATGCAATTTATTGCCGGGCACATCTTTTCAATCCTCTGAGAATCACTGATGTTGCAGTGCTTGGTATACGCGATACAGTTGGGGGTTTGATAGTAGGATTAGTCCGATACGGTTCTTTTAAATATATGGTGATCGGGGCTAAGTCAGTTGGTAATGAAATAAAAAACACTGTTAATATAGTAGGGGACATTTCCACTGCGGTTAAAAAAGACCTAGAAACAAAAGAAAATAGAAGGGTGCTTGCAGAGCAAAATACCTTACAGTCTCAAGCTTAGCACTGTGAAAAAATGGTAAAAAACTCGGCAAAATACAATGTACAGAGTAAGAAAATACAAGGGTATTTATTGCCCTTTTTTAAAAAATTTATATTGCAAGTGATTCACTACATACGTAGTGACTTTTTCTGATTTTTTAAAAATGAACACCGCTTTTTCTCCGGGGTATTTTCATGAAGAAGATCAGTTAATCATCAAACCGACTCTTTCTTATTGGTACACATCATGACAATCGACACCTTCATCTGGCGTACTCAGGGTACGCCGGAGGGTAACGTTTTACATCGCATCAGAGTAGCGCAGTTCGGAGACGGCTACAAACAGGTCGCAGGCGACGGCATTAACGCTGAAAGCCAATCCTGGCCGCTAACCTTTCAGGGCTCTGAAAAAAACATGCTGCCGTTACTCACCTTTATTCGCCAGCACTGCACACAATCTTGCTTATGGACGCCACCCTATGGGGTGCTGGGTCTCTACCGCGTGGCAGCAGATTCCATCAGAGTCACCCCCTTGGGTGGCAATATCCTGTCCATCAGCTTTACCTTTGAGCAAACCTTCCAGCCTTAGTAGCACATAACCCCACTAGCGAGTAACACCATGACAACCCACATTGACCTGCAACGTCTGTTGCCAGGCAATCGCATTCGTCTGTTCGAAGTCGATGGCACGGCGTTCCAGGCAACTATTTTACGCTTCCACGCGGATACCTTAGCCCATACACCGGAAGAACTGACCACCGCTGCAGCTGATGAAACCAAGCTCAACGCAAAATCCATCTGGTGGCAAGACAAAGAATATACCCCCTGGCCGGTACAGATAGAAGGACTGGAAACCGCCAGTGATGGACAACAGGCTCAGCCCAGATTAACCGTCGCCAATTTGAACGGTAGTATCACTGCCCTGTGCTTGAAATTTGACGACATGCTACAAGCCAAGGTGATTATTCACGACACCTTCAAACATTATCTGGATGCGCGTAATTTTGCGCACGGCAATCCCGAAAGCGATCCGACACAAGAAAAAGTCCAAGTCTACACCATTGACAGCAAATCCATAGAAACCAGCGAGGTGGTTGAGTTCACCCTTTCCAGTCCGGCGGATTTGCAAGGGTTGTTAATTCCTACACGGCAAATTCATTCGCTGTGCACCTGGGCGATGCGTGGTGACTACCGCAGCGGCAGCGGCTGTGATTATGCGGGTAGCCAGTATTTTGATGAGCAGGGTGATCCCACCGATGATCTGACCCAGGACAGATGCACTGGCCGGTTAGTGGAATGTAAAAACCGTTTCGGCAGACATAATCCGTTACCTTTTGGCGGGTTTCCAGGCTCCGCGCTTATCAAGAGGTGAGGATGCGTAAAAAAACGCTACAGGCGATGCTGGCTCATGCTGCTGCCGCTTATCCTTTTGAGTGTTGTGGTGTCATCGCACAGCAATCACGGCGAGAACGTTATTTTCCTTGCCGCAATTTAGCCGCTAAACCAACAGAACAGTTTTATCTCGATCCTCAGGGTTACATGGAGGCCGAAAATTGGGGCACCGTCATGGCGATCGTGCACAGTCATCCCGATGCCACGAGTCAACCCTCGGAGCTGGACAGAGCACAATGTGACCATACCGAACTGCCCTGGCATATCGTCAGTTGGCCCGAAGGCGATGTGCGCACCATTCAGCCACGGGGTGAGCTACCACTGGTAGGGCGTGAATTTGTCCTTGGGCATACCGACTGTTGGGGGTTGATACTGTCTTATTTTCGCCAGACGCATGGCATTGAATTGCATGATTATCGGGTAGATCACCCTTGGTGGGAATCAGGTCAGGAAAACAGGTATCTGGATAATTGGTATCAATGTGGATTTCGTGAATTTAGCGGAGAATACCAGCCAGGTGATGTAGTGATGATGCAGGTATCCGCACCGGTCGCCAATCATGCGGGAATTTTGCTGGCAGACGGCATGTTACTGCATCATCTGTATGGTAAACCCAGCCAGCGCGTGCCTTACGGCGGGTATTGGCAAGAGCGTACGGTGAAAGTGGTGAGGCATCGGACACTGCAACATCATTTAGCGTGAATTATATTGCATGTAGTATGCTAGATTGGATATTATCATATCTTATATCATATTGAATTAAAAGAGATTAAAATGCATCAATCACCTAGTTGTTCTTTTCAACCCCAGCCCCCCGGCAATACCTCAACTAATCAACTTCTTCCTCGTCTTCCTGCTAGCCTAAGGAATATTGAGAGTATTGGTAATCAAAATATAAACTTAACACCGCCTGGTCTAACGGTTGTATCGACAAGCAATTTTCAATTACAGGAGGGCGAATTGGGCGAATTGATTGCAAATGTCGCTTTGGCTAATTATTCCTATATGAGAAGTGAGGGAGACTTAAAAGATTATGCTCCAAACTGGACACTGCAAAAAGAACTTGCCAACAGTTTGGCTACAAAGGAACTAACGTTTAACGCTGCTAACGGCATGTTAATGGATAAAAGTTCAGGATTGGTTGCTTATGTGTTTTATAACAAAAATGATAAAGAAATACGCGTTGTTTTTGGTGGTTCCAGTAGTGGTGAAACTGCTGGAGAAATTTTAACACGCTCTTGGGGCAATGCGGTGAGCACCTCACAACAATGGATAAACAACATAACCAACGCAATAGACAACAAAATGCCTAGAAGCTATTGTCAAGCAGCAATCTTAACAGGAAGGCTTATCAATATCTTGAATACGGATCCTCGATATGAAGGTTTCAATGTATCGACGTCAGGCCATTCTAAAGGAGGTGGAGAAGCTGCTTATGCTGCGGTGATGAACTATACAGAGGGAAAACCAATAAAAGCAGAATGTTTTTGTAGCGCAAAATGGGGTACGGCTACTCAGAAAGAAGTGTGCAGGAAATTGGGGACTCTAGACCACGCTAAAAAAGGGACAGCGAAGATAAGACATTATCTGATCGAGGGAGATGTAATAAATACTGTTCAGCGATGGTTTAGTTGGTTAATTCATGTAGGTAACAATACTACTTTGCAGACGAACGTTTCTAGGAAAAACGCGGGGGCAGCTCGTCACGTTCATTTTTTTGAACACGTTCTATCATATAGCAGGGGCCGTATAAGTTGATTATAAAAATCAGCAATAACATATTGATATTAAATAATATTTATTAACAAAAGAGATCACGTTACATGGCGCCTGCTATATGGTGTCGTCAATGGGATTTAGATACGATTACCTTGATATAGCTGTAAGATTTAATTTTGATTTCTTAACGGATACATTGAGGATTAAATCTACAGAGTGGCTCATATTTGTATGCCAATTAAAATTAAATCGTGCCGCTATATCAATACCCGCGTGTTTTGCCTGTGGAACAAATTGAATCATTGTCACTCTTTGACAGTGAAACTTATGCGGCTTTTAAAGTTAACAAACCAGCTTTACCTATCGTGGCAAGTAAGACAGAGTAAACAGCGTCTCCCTACCTGATATTCAAGTGTTCTCGCTGAGGGTTCTGTAACATTCGTTATATTTTATTACGTAATTCTATTGTACATAATATGATCAAACAGGGCATTATTGTTGATAATCCATACAATTAAGAGAGATTAACATTTTGGGTGTTTCTATTGTACCTGCCGTACGCTAGACCCTTATACCCGATTTCATTCCCGCTTAGTATTACAAAGCAAGGTGGCTATTTAGGGGGATTGAGAAAAAGTCGTAATGTTGAGGATATGCCAGCCAATCCTCTAGTGAGAGCTGAAAGCGAGAGTTTAACTGGTAGAAATGAGCTTAGAGCTTCCAAAAAAAGACCTGTAGATGATCGTACTCATCAATCAGCAAAGCGTATAAAACCTTCTGATTCTCCAAATTCCTTCGATGAAAAAGCAAGCTCACTAGTTAGGGTTTCTAATAGGAAGGCTAGCTCTCCTTTGAATGATCCATTTATGCGAGCTCAAATAAAAAAAATACAAAAATTACAGGCGAGCCATAAAGATAACGTTATTCATCCGGTTAGTACCGAAACTGGTCTCTGTAATACACCTAGGTGTTCATTTAACAAAAAAATACAAGAAAAATTTGTCGACCTCATAGAGCCTTATCCAACATCAACTCAAAAGTTTGTTCGCAAGAAATTAAATCTAAAATCAAGCACTGTTTCTAACTGGCAAAAACCTAAAAAAGAATAAACTCAAAACCTCAGGATTAATATCACATTAACTCTGAACAAGGGCTGCCCCTGCAGCCTTTTTTATTTTTCGGGAGCCAATACCATGGCAGGATTCCACCAACCGTTACGAACAATCCGCCTGTACGGAAAACTCGGGCACCTGTTTGGCCGTGTACATCAACTCGCGGTAGAGACGCCGAGAGAAGCGATCAAAGCGCTGTCGGTTATCCTGCCTGGGTTTGAGCAATTTATGTTACGCAGTCAAGCACAAGGCCTGACCTTTGCAGTATTTAACGGCCAGCGTAATATTGGCAAAGAGGAATTAGCCAGCGCCCACGGCAGCCAGGATATTCGCATTGCCCCGGTGATTATCGGCAGCAAACGGGGCGGCTTGTTTCAAACCATTATCGGTGCGATGTTAGTGGCGGCGTCATTTATCCCCGGCGCTCAATTCTTAGCCCCTGTGGGCATTTCCATGATGGTCGGCGGGGTTATCCAGATGCTGTCACCACAACAAAGCGGGTTATCACGCCGTGAGGACCCTGATAACAAGCCGAGCTACGCCTTTGGCGGCCCCGTCAATTCCACTGCGCAAGGCAATCCGGTGCCGATCGGCTACGGCAAACGGCGTATCGGTGGCGCGGTGATTTCTGCGGGCATTTACGCGGAAGACCAGATGTAAAAACAAACAAACAGAGAACACAATCCAGGTCGCCAAGGCGATCTTTTTTTATGGATAAATTATGGTCATCACAGGAAACAAAGGCGGTAGCCAGCTTTTATTAACATGAGCAAAATCTTCGATGCTGACCCAGTCTTCTTAACCACTGAGGACCGCACAGAACGTTATCATCAAGATTCCAGATTTGTCCAAAAAGGGTTTGTGGCAGTCTTGATAACGGGTTCCCACCGGTCATAGGGATTTCTTCCCCTTTCAACTCGGATGAGTTGTTGATGGAAGTAGCGTTTTATCCGCCCTGTTAAGGTAGAATGATCTATTTCGCCGGTAATAACATCAACACCATTCGGGAAGAATTGATCGTGGATTTTTTCTGAATCCCCATATTTTTTGATCAATTTTTCGCTTAATGGGGTCCCCTTGGTACGTACTGTTACCATGGGAGTGAGAGACAGTGTTGGGTTGCGACTACAGTGCCCTATAATCATGCTGAAGTGTTGTACAGCGTCGTCCTTCTGCCCTAATTCTTTGTTATGGGAGATATTCAGTTCTTGTATATTCTTGTGCATTAACATAGTAGTGAGGGAGGATAAGAACTGGTCGGTCAGGCCGGTATTAGATATATCCAACTTCGTTAGATTATGTAACGTTGCTAAATCAGCCAATGCTTTTGGACTAAGGCTTAGAGGATTATTACTGAGATCTAAAGACACTGTTTCTAATGGGATAGGTGGTACTCCTGTCAGTCCAAGGCCTTCAAGACGGACATGAAGCTCTCCCCCTCGTTGCTTACAAACTATAAGATCACCTACTACCATTTCACGTATGCGTCGTTGTTCTGGATCTTCCGCTTCATTTATGAATTTATTGCATGACTTCTGATATTTCTCTGATACTTCTGGTTTATCTGCTTCTCCAGTAGTGAGGAGGGGGGGGGGGATGGATATAATGCTAAAGCACCATGAACGTGAGAGAACATTAGTTTTTATCCTTATTCAGATGAAAATGATTTCTAAATACAACGCGAAATTAATTATTAGCTAACTTATTATTTAATTCTAACGAAAACAAGACCCCTAATGTAAGAGAATATTAAAGACAAAGGACAGGGATTTTTGAACGGAACCCACCGGCTGAAGCCGGTCAGCCTTACTAAAAGTTATATACCCGTGATCAATGAAGATGCTTGATTTTGAAGTCGATAAGGATCATGCTCATAGCCATGAAAATAGAGCTGACTGCTGACCAGAAAATTACCCTCGAAGCCCAACATCGTCAAAGCCATGA